ATCTCATTACCAGTGGGGCCGCCATCATTCAAATTGTTATGCAAAATGCTTTGGTCGCAACCTAGTTGGTGACTTTCAGAATGGTTATGTTTATGAGTTATCAATGAACTCAATGATGGATGATTCTGATCCGATAGTAAGGGAAGCTATTTCACCACCAATACACGCAATGAGAAACAATATCTCAATGAGCAGTTTTGAAATAGATATGGAGAGCGGGATTGGGCTTACTTACGGCCAAGGGGATGATCCACAAGCAATGCTTAGTTGGTCTGATGATGGCGGCAAGACTTGGAGTAACGAGCATTGGGCAAGCATTGGTAAAATTGGTGAGTATCTTACAAGGGTTAAGTGGAATAGGCTTGGAATATTCAGACAAAGGCAGATGAAAGTGGCTATATCTGATCCTGTTCCAGTTGTTTTTATTTCAGCTTTTGCGGAGGTTAAAGGTGGCAGGAATTAAGGTAGAACCGCCACCAATGGCGGTACAGGTTGTTGACCCAAGAACAGGATACCCAACAAGGGCGCTTTCTGACTTCCTTCATAGGCTATGGGAGAGGTCAGGTGGCAATGATGATGCGAGCGATTTTATAGTCAAGCTTATGACTGGCTTAAAGTCTCAGCCTTCAGTTAAGCCTGTGCAGCAGGATGGTCCAGGAGAGCAGGTTTTTCAAATTGGAGGAGGAGTAGGGCAGTATGAAATAAATGAGCTTATCGGCAGTGTCGTAGTTATGGCTATGCAATCAAAGTCAGACAATACTCAGCAATTGCTTGAAGCAATATTGTCAGTTGGCGTTATGGTTAACTCAATGACAAGATCGCATAGCAGTGAGATAGCTGAGCTAAAAAAAGAAATAGAGTCAGTAAGGGCCATGGTTTCGTCTATGGCTTTTGTTGGTACAAAAAGTTATTCAGGAATTTAGGAGAACAATATGCAAGCCGTACCAGTACAGATTATTGAGCCGCAAGCGATAAGCGATACATTAACACCTTATTATGCAAGCCCGGCAAGCAAGAAAACGATTATCAGCAAATTAACTTTTACAAACCATGGTGCAGATGCTGAAGCAATAGATGTTCATATCGTCCCTTCTGGCGATTCAGCTACTGATGCAAACAAGGTTGTAAGTGCAAAGCTTGTTGATGCAAATGAGGCGTGGCCAGCATACCAGCTTGAAGGTCAGATCTTAAAGCCTGGTGATGCAATTCATTGCAAGACAGGCACCGCATCTAGCACAGATATTGTTGTTATGGGCTCAGGCGTAGAGGTGTTTTAATGGATGATCTAACACCGGCGCAGGTCCACCAGCTATTGGCAGAGCAGGTAAACGAAAAGATTGAAGCCATGGAAGAATTCATGCTTGAGCATGAGCAGGTTGAAATGCCAGTTGAGCACCGCTTTGTGAATGGCATGTATGCGCGTGAGATAACCATTCCAAAGGGCACCCTATTAACCGGTAGAGTTCACAAGTTTGGCTATGTGGATATTATGCTGAGCGGCGATATTACAGTTGCAACGCCAGATGGAGTTAAGCGGTTGACCGGGGTGAATATCATGGAAGGTGTGCCAGGTCGCAAGCGTGCTGGATATGCTCACGAAGATACGCGGTGGATTACTGTGCATAAGACAGATGCCACAAGCCCTGAAGGCATTGAAGATATTTTAACGGTATTTAGCATGGCGCAATTCCAGGAGTTACCGCCTGGCGAGCGTGCAGCACTACCAAATGAACAGGAGAATGAGTCATGTCAGTTGTTGCAGCAGCAGTAGTTGGTAGCGCCGTTGTTGGCGCATACTCAGCAAACCAGTCAAGCAAGGCACAGTCAAAGGCTTCACAGAGGGCCAGTGATGCTCAGGTGCAGGCGAACCGAGAAACCATTGAATTTCAGCGTGAAGTGTTTGACCAGCAGCGCGAAGATAATGCGCCTTGGCGTGAAATTGGTACTGAGGCCCTTGGTCAGCTTCAGCGTGGCATTGCTTCAGGGAAATTCGACCCAAGCAACTTTCGCTTTGAAGAAGATCCTGGTTATCAATTCAGACTAAGTGAAGGTGTCAACGCCTTGGATAAGAGCGCAGCAGCAAGAGGTATGTTGCAATCAGGCGCACAACAAAAAGCACTTACCCGGTTCGGACAAGACTTTGCCAGCAATGAGTATGCAAACGCCTATGCGCGCAATGCTGGCCAGAAGGTGACAAACTTCAATCAGCTTGCATCATTGTCAAATGTTGGTCAGGTAGCGAACCAGGCGGATGCTAATGCGCGCACAAATATGGCTAATCAAGTCACGCAAAGCACGCTGGCAACTGGCAATGCAATTGCTCAAAACTATATGAATCAAGGAAATATTAGGTCGAGCGAGATTAATGCTTATAACAATATTGCACAGCAAGGAATTACAAATTGGCTGTCTTTTAAGGGGGTTTAACAATGGCCACAGCAACGCCGTATGGAATAAATTTAGGCGCTATATATGCTGAAAACGAACGGCTGAAAGCGGCTAAGCAGTCACGCGATAACAACGCGTTAATTATGGACTGGAAGAAAGAGGACCGCGAGGCAGCGCGCCAGCGAGGTAACGCTCTTGCTGGTTTGCGCTCAAAGGCGTCAGCTGGTGATCCTCAGGCTATGCAGCAGCTGAACGCCTTTGACCCTGAAGAAGCTAAAAAGATGCTTGAGTCACTTAGCAAGATGGATGAGCGCCAGCGCAAACAGACCCAGGAAAACATTGATGCGGTTGGCAAGATGTCAGCCTATGTGCTTCAGTCTGAAAATCCTGAACAGGCATATCAGCTTGCCAGGCAAAGCGTATCACCAGAGCTCGCAGCAAAGATGCCTGAGCAATACGATCCTAACTTTCTGCAAATGCAGCTTGCCAGAGCTCGCCAAGTTGATGAGTTGCTACAAAACCCTGAACGCATGACGTTTGGCACAGAGGACCGATTGTACAAGGATGGACGCGTTATCGAACGCACAACAAGTAGCCAAGAACTTGACCGTCAGACAAGCCGGCAGAACGCATTAACGCGTGCCAGCGGTGATGGAGGCTTGAAGTCAGCTGATGAATCATTGATGTATCGCCAGGCTGGTGAGTTGCTTGGTGGTTTGTTTGACCAGCAGGGGAATCTACAAAACCTTGACCCGGCCACACGCGGCAAGGTTCAGTCTATAGCAACTGAAGCGGCTAAGATTTATAGCCAAGGTGGCGTTACTCGCTCGCAAGCTGTAACACAAGCAGCGAGAAAGCTTGGTATTCAGGTTCAAGATTTGGGGCAAAGTGGTAATATAGATCGCAACAAATTACTTGAAATGTATTCACAGTGAGGCGGGGATGGCAGAGAACCAACAACCTACAAAGGACCAGTTGCTAACAGCACTTGAGAAAGCACACCTTTCAGGGGATACCCAGGGCGCCAAGGAGTTGGCCGCCTGGCACAATGAGCTTTACGGACCAAAGCCAGAACAAGAACAGCCTGGACTTATTGACCGGGCTAAGTCTTTTTTCACTTCCGATGAACAGCCTGAAGTAGATGGCTTCACCGGCGCAATGCAGAAGGCGCCACCAGAGTACGATAGCTTTGTAACCGCCACTGGTAAAGCTGTTCGCAATGTTCCTGAGCGTTTTCAGCAATCAGCAGCCGGCCTCATTCAGATGCTTGGCGAGGATATGGGGCAGGAACGTGAGCGCCATATCGCTATTGTTTCTAACCGTCTTGGTATTACGCCAGGCGATTACAAGTTGCTGGCATGGGCTGGAAATGAAGGTCTTGTTGATCCTAAGACACCTATTCCTGAAGCGCTTGATTACATTAAGCGCAATGTGACTGGCTCACTCAATGAGCAGCAACTGAAGCAGGTTGCTGATATGGGCATTATCAACCCTGATGAGATAGCCGGCTTTGCCAAATATTGGCGTGAAGAAACACAGAAAACCATGGAGCCAGTAAACGCTGAGCCAGGAAGCGCCGCTTATTATGGTAGTGCGGCGATCGGTAGCGTTGCTGAAATGGGGCCTGCATTGCTTGGCAGTATCCTAACTCGCAATCCAAGTGTAGGTATGCGCTTGATGGCCGGCCAGGTAGGTGGTCAATCGTATGCTGAAGGCCGTGAGCAAGGATTATCGCCTGATGAAGCGCAATTCTACGCAGTAGCCAATGCGGCAGCAGAAGCAATCCCTGAGTATATTCCGCTTAGTGTGATTATGAAGCCAGGCCAGAACTTCTTTAAGCGCGTGCTTAAAGGTGCCTTGGCAGAATCAGCCCAGGAAGTGCTAACCGAGGCCATTCAAACCGGACTTGATCAGCAGATGATTAACCCGGATATGACTTGGGCAGAAGCGCGCCAGCGCCTAATTGATGCCGG